TTTTTTCATAAAGTATTGCTTTGACTTTATGGAAAAAGTTTTGTTGTATTCTAAATCAGTATATGGGGACAATTTCTAACACCCTAATTGGGACTTACGAAATCTATAGCGAGAATGTGGTTTGTGCTTTAAACTTATCAACCCTAAAACTCTTAGATTATCCGCCCACGGTGTATTAAAAACCTTTATCTGCCCATTTTAAAAAATTATTATCTATTTTACCTATTTCTACGAAACAATATCTACCAAACCATCTCTTATCACTTACTATATGAAAACTATTTATATACCAATTTTTATCTTTCATTTCGTTTAATCGTTTTGGAGTAAAAACATTCAATGAAGATATGTTAATTAACCAGTATATTTTTTTACGAGCAAGTTTCATACTATGAACCATAAAATCCCAGAACAATTTACGAGGCACAAATGGAGGATTAGAACATATTATATCAATTTCTTCATTAAAATCAAAAAAATCTTTATTTTCGTTAATTTCACAGTATTTGCTTGTAATATTAGATGGAAAATTATCAAAAAATGCTTTATCACCAGCACAAGGGTCTAACCATATATCACCGTCTATATTATTAATTAAATTAATTAGATATTTCGCCATATCAGGATTAGTCATTACGATCGATTTATCCTTTTGAACTAATTTACTTAAATTATCATTTTCATTTGATTTATATTCCCATACTTTATTTTCCATATTATATATTAATTACAGAAAATAAAGTATGGATTATTTACATTGCTAAATGTTTTTTTAATCTACCACCTGAATAACCGCCACCAGATGTACCGCCACCGCTTGTACCTTCACCCATTATAACATCTTTAACTTTTTCAGCACGACCTGCCCAAGGAGCAATTGAAGAACAAAGTGATTTAAAACTATCTTCCCAAGAACCACCAACAAGACGAGCAAGAGATGATTTAGATTGAGAAGGTTGAGAAGACACGGAGAGAACATCTGCTCTTGATAAGATAGAAGTGTAAGTTTGAGAAGTACCTCTTTCAATAGTGAAGACACCTGAATTCATAGTAATCAAAACCATTTCATAAGAATTAGCAGGTATAGTATCAGCGGTATTGTTTTCAAATTGGACTTGAAATTGTAATTGAAAAGCACCGATACTACCTGGGGCGTAAACGTCATCTAATTCCACATGGCGACCCATTTCCAAAGCAAGAATAGAACCACACAAAGGAATTTTCTTATAATAGTTTTGTGATATAGGAACAGTAATAGGAGCATTCGATCCGACAGTAGCATACCCTTTGAATTCTTGAAATGTTTGATTAGAACCGCTTTCCACGGACATACGCCACAAATCCCATTCAGTAGCACTTGATAAAAGACCTGCTTTGTTGTTAAAATTAATTGAAATCTTTTTAATAGGTAAGAAACTATCAGTATCAAAATTTGACTGACTACCTAAGACTTTACGACAACAAAATATAAGTTTATCAGGAACACTATTTAATTGAATAGATTGAAAATTTACGAAACCAGAAGTAGCACCAGAAGTGAAATTTGATACAGGTAAAGGTGTAATATATCTTGGATATTCAGCAAAAGGAACAACATTACGAGAACTTACCAGATCAGATGGTTGACGAGTATAAAATTCCATTAAAAGAAGAGCGGATTTAATACCTTCACCACCATCTGCTAAGGCAACGGTACATAAAGGTTTATTATTAGCATCTAAAGCAAAGTTTTGATTAGCAAGGCGTAATACTTTGTTAGGTAAACCCAAATTTGCTGTGAAATTTAGAGTTTGTACACCGTACATACCTTGGTTGTTGGACTTTGGATCAGAAAAAATAAAAGGAGACAACATAAGTGGTTCAGTTGTAGTAAATTTAATAGTAATTACTCTTTGTTGAGGATTTGGGTCAGCAGTTTTAGGTGTATTACCAGTCACAGATGTTAATTCAAAACTACCACGAGGTTGAAAGTCTTGGTCATTTGCTACATTGTTCCAACCAGCAAGAGGATTATTAAGAGTTCCTAAAGCGTCATTATAATTTTGATAACTATCATACATAGTAGGAGTAGCGTTATTATATCTTGCTAATTCACGACGGTCATTAAACCGAAGAAGTTGAAACATAACATCTCTCATATTTTGAGAAACAGTGTTATTATTAATTGTTGCTTGTATAGTATTACATAAAGATTGAAAAGGAAAAGGGGACAAAGCAGAAGCATATCCATAGTTAAATAAATATGACCCAACAGGGGCAGTATCACTAAATGTAGCCGTCATAACTAATTCCATTTCAACTCTAAGCATAATTCTACGAGAGAAAACAGTGCTCTCGCTAGGTAATTGAATATTCCAAGTAACACTGGAATTTGACTTGGAAATTGCTTCATATTGAGAAGGGGTAATATTTTGTGCCCCTTTGAATACGGCATAGGAAACTTTATCAGTAGTATTAAGAATATCATCTTGGACACATACTTTAACGAAATCGCTGGAAGACATTTTTTTGTTATATAATAACTCAAGAAATAATTTTAGAAAGATTATATTTAAAATTAATTATAATCTTTTTAATTAATAATAATTATCACAATTAACCGACCCCAGCATCTTTTCTCCTAAACATAATTTTTAAAGAACAATTACAAGAATTAGATAAAAAGAAGTCATGATATATTCCATAAATATCTTTCCATTGTACATTTATTTGAATTCCTGAAATTGGGGCATTACCTTGTAGATCGATTAACCTATATTCTGCTGTTGGTAAATACAAAACAGTTGGGAAATATTCATCTCCACGAGTGAGATTTACAACTAAATCAGTGATTTCATTTGAAATATTATCATTTTGACCAGAAGATGAATTATTATCTTTAAATATTCGTGGAATTCCTACTAATTGTGGAACAATAGGCATGAGTGAAGTGTTAAAAATTAAAGATTGAATTGGACATATAATTGCTCCTGTAGCATACGGTTGTATCATTTCTGTAATTTGACTTGGTGCTGTACCACTTAAATTTATGTTTCCATACTTAACATAATTTTGTAAAATATAATTTGCTTCTACACCTTGAGAACCTACTGTATTTATATCTAAATATGAACCATTAAATATATTTTCAAAGGAACTAAATAATGTAAATAATGGACTGTTAAAATAAAGTAATACTTTAGCGTTTCCTATCCCTAATGGATCTTGAATATATGAAAAAGGTGTAGTATATGGAAAGATTAAAGTTGCCTTATTATCACCGTCGTCCCATACTATATATGGTTTACTTGTTGCTGTAATATCTGCTGGTAATGTATATGGTGCTACTGAAATTATAGTATAGAGATCGTCATAACAATCACTTATTGCTTGGTTAATCATATTTATAAACCATGAAAACGAAGATAACCAAAAATATTGAGATGTTGCCTTAACTAAATCTAAAGGATATGTTGGTGGTGTTGGTATTGCTCTATTAGGATAATTTGTTGCTTGTTGGACAAAGATAACTTGTTTCTTTTGATATAAAATAGGATTTGTTCCATCGTCAAATGATAAAGTCACATAATAAACAGTTCTATTAGGATACTCAATATCATTACTTTGATTAATATCAATTTGTGGTAATACCAAAGGCATACTATTAGGTGTATCTAAACTAAACCTTACAATTGATAAGAAATATTCACTTGGGTTCATTAAAATTGGACTACTTCTTACCTCAGTAAACGTTAGTCTATTTAATCCTTGTGCTTGTTGTACAGAAGTACCTGGATTTAAAGTATTTACTATATCTAAATCATAGTAGAGTTGTGTTGGACTTTGTGAAGACATTTTGTTATATAACTAATACAGATAATTTATTTAAATATCATATTTAATGTATTTTTTACTTAAATATTAGTGAAATACTGGATTTTTACATAAAATAATCTTATATCTTGGTAATAATCTAATAATAATGGATTTATACAGTAATAATTAATTAATTATTACTTGAATAATCTAATAAATCTGGATTATTACACTATTTTACCTTGATATTAGGTAATAATCAATAAATATAACAATAATTAGGTAATAATCTAATAATATCCTTCAAAAAAATCTCTTGCTACTTTATCTACTATATGAAAATCACTCTTACTATCTTCAGGACACCCAAACATATTTTCTCTTGTAAAATGGTTAAAAAAATATTCACCAACTATATCATTATATTTTCCATTATAATCTACTTCTTCATCTACACATTGACTTACAGCAAGTAAGAAGTTGTTAAACTTTTCCCAAGAAGCATACTTTTTTGCTCTTCTTGAAAGAAAAGGTTTCCATTTTTTGTATGCTTCAATCCTTTTTTTTTGACCTTCAGTACAAGCATATGCTTTGTTCTTGACTATGTAATAGCATATTTTTCTTTTAGGTTCTTCTTCTACTACTTCTTCTTCTACTACTACTTCTTGTTTAGTATTGTTTTGTGCTTGTTTTTCAAGGCATACTTTTAGTTGTAATTCTTCTTGTTCTTTTAACAAGATGTTAAGTTTTCCATTAATCATAGAAATAGTGGATTGCTCCTTGATAATTTCATCTTGAAGATTAGAGAAAAGTTTTCTTAATACTTCACATTGTTGTTCTTTAGATTTTACACTTTCTTTACAAGTGTTAATTACCTCCTTGTGGAAGTCAATGTTATTAGTTAAGACAATAAGGTTTGATTGCGACATTTGATTGTTGTTGTATATAATACTATAACATTTTATTTTCTTAAGTATTTATAAAATAAGTAAAATTAATTATTAATTAAATATTAATTAAATTATTTTCCTTAATAATCTAATTAAATATTTTCCTTATTAAACATTCCTTACTGTTGCTGAAGACCTAACAACAGAATAAGCGATATTACCAGCAAAAGTAGCATCTACAGAGGTAGAAGTAAATTTAGGTGAAGCAATGTTTGCGTCAATAGCAATTACTTCACCATAAGAAGTTCCAGCGGTTTTAACTAAAAGACCATTAATAACAAAGTCTGTTGCTTGTATTCCAACACAAGGTATATCTAATGCTACATTTGCTACCTTAGTGTATTGACCTTGTTGTAAAACAGCATACGGTGCTAACCCATAAACTTGGTTTCCTAAACTTGAAATAGACATTTTTTTATATTATACACGAAGAATTTAATTTTAGAATAAAATTAATTATTAAATTAATTGTATCTTAATTATTAAAAATTTAACTATTATGGTGTATATGCTATTCCAGCATTTGGTTGTGAACCAACAGCAACCCAATTATTAGTATCTCCTGACGAAATATAAGTTTGTCCTGTAAAATCTCCTAATTGTGCGGAAGTAAAACCTGATAATGGTTGACCTTGAATTAAAAACTTTGAACCAGGTGGATTAACAAATGAAGCAGTGCCTGTAAAATCTCTGGTTGTTGCGGTAATATTTCCTGTAAATGCTATACCGAAACCAACTATAACTTCCGCAAGTTGGAATGTATCCCCACTTGACCCATTACGAACAATACTGAAGTAATAGTTGGTACCTCCTACTAAATTAACGCTTCCACTTCCTTGAAAAGGATAATAACCAGAACTTGCTCCTCCTGCTCCTACTTTTGTAAGACCACCGTCCATTAATATTGTTGAATTTGTGCTATCATATAAACACATCTTCCAAAATAAACCATCTACTGAGTTGGAATAAAAATATATTTGAGAAGTAAAAGATGTTAATGTTTCATTAGAAGCAGGTGTATATAAATAAATAGGAATAGGAATAAACGGTGATCCTTGAACTGGTAAAGCAGATCCTGGTGAACCAACTGTTGCCTCATTATATACTTGCGTTGTGGTGTCGTTATAAATTCTATCACTAATCAAAATCATAGTATCATTTTCTGTTGCTGGTTTTGCTATTAGTAAAGGTTGATTATTTAAAGTATTTCTATATATAATTGGCGAACTTCCTGAACCTTGTGCTTTCCATTCTAAACCACTTGGTGTATTTGAATTAGCGGTTAATACCATATCATTTGCTCCTACGGTTAAAATAACACCTGATATTGGATTTCCTCCTGATTGTACTCCTGCTCCTGCTATCAAATCACCTTTTGCTACAAAATCAACAGCAACTTTACTTGAAGTACCGTCAGCGTATTCTGTAAGTGGATATAGTGCTGTAATCGTCCCACTTCCGCCTGGTGGTATCCATGTAGGAATACCATTATTAATTCCTAATATTTGTCCTGCTGTTGGTACATTTGTTAATGCTCCTGTTTTTGCTATTCCGTTTCCATAGGGTATTTCACCTACAACATTACCTGTAAAATTAATATATAAATTACTTGCTCCACTTACTGCTTCTTCTACTAATGGTAATGTTGCTGTTATTTTACCTGTTCCACCTACTGCTTCCCAAGCAAGTCCTGTTGGATTTGAAGGTGAAGTATTTGCGGTTAATATATAACCGTTTTGTGCTGGTGGTAGAATTACTGTTGGTACATTTGAAGCATTTGACGAAAGAAGTTCTTGATAATCGATCTCAATTGAAGAAGAAGGTATATATTTTAATCCAAATGGTTCATTTGAATTATATGATAATACACTACCATTTGCTGGTGCTGAAGTTGGAAATGCTACCTCTTTATTATTACCGTCCGCCGTAATAAGTTGTCCTTTAATAAGTGGTACACCACCTCCTTGTGGTACTAATATATCATATATTTGATTTGTAGTTGGGTTAATAATTCCTGAAACAGACATATTTGTTATATTATACATTAACATAATATTTTTAAAAATTAAAAATCATTATAAATATTATTTTAGTAGGTCAAGAAATTTTAGTGTGGGTAAAAATCTAAAACTAACTAAAACTACCTCCAGCGGATAATCCACCTAATGGATACCAATAACTACCTGTACTATCTGCTACAAATGATTGTGCCGTCCATTTGGTATTTAAAGAAAATGTTTGATATTCAGTACTATTATAACGAAATGTGGTAGGTGATAAACCTACAAAATTAACTACTTGAGATGCGGAACTTGTACTTCTAACATAAGTATATAAATTGTAAGAATTAAATGCTGTACCATTGTAAAAACAACCATTAGGTGTTATACCTGAATTTGATTGTCCTAAAGTTGTATACACTTGGAAAGATGAACTAATATAATTATCACCTGAACTTGTTACTACTAAATCAGTAGCATTAGCAACAGCATTATATAAACAATTTCGATCTATTGTCCCAGCAGAAAATCCAGCAGATACTTCTGGATTATTTGGGGTAACACCGTCAACATAACATATATTAGTAAAATTTTGATTAAAAGAACCACCAACAAGTACATATGACGAATTTACAGCAGATTGTTTAATACAATTTACATAACTGTTAAAACCATTATTACCAACGGTAGACCAACTCCCATTCCATGCCCCTATATATTGTATTGATACCATATTATTTTGAGCAGTTGTAAATTGTCCTCCCCAAAATACATAATTTCCATTATTACAAATTGTATTAACTACACCATTGAAGTAAAAGTCGTTAGAATTATTATTATATGATTGAGAACCACCACCACTAGTCACATTTTGAACTTGAAAACCATAATTTGCTGAAGTACCGTTACTAAAATTTAAAAAACTTCCTCCTACCATTAAAGTGCCCATTAATTCACTAATAGCGAGAACTTCTTGACCGCTATAAACACCATAAATATTTAGCGAACTATCATAGATTGGGTCTTCATAATAATTTCCAATTCCACTACCCACATATAACCGTGCTAATCCATTTTGAGGGGTAGCATTATTATTAACAGCGTCAAATATACCACCTATATACATATATCCACTTGAACCTTCATACATACATGATACTCGTATAGTTGCTCCACCTGTTAAAGTAACTATTGGATATGTACCATTAAAAGGATATGAAGTAGTAAATGTAGTATCCGTAATATATATTTGAGAACCTATTGCTAACCAAACATAACCAGAACTTGCTAAATACATACAATCAACATTACCCCATGCTGTACCTACATCTACCCAATTTACTAAAGGTGTTATACCTTTGTTAATCAAGTTTAATTTTTGATAAAATACTTTTGGTAATTCTATATTAAGAGAATTTGTGTTATTATTATCAATACTAACTTCTGGATAAAATTCTACTGGTTGTGTAGGGATCGCAGGGATAATAGTTGTCCTTAATTGTGTCCTTGCGTTTTGTGTTTGTCCTATTTTAACACCGTCAATAGTAGAAGCAGATATTCCTACTCCTCCTATACTTGTAATATTGATCGTACCATTAATCCCTGTATTATTCAAGGTAATTCCACCACTATTATTTGATTGTAACAAAGTAAGAGCAGTTGTAGTAGAAGTAATATAATTATTTTGTGTGTCTAAATTACGATAAAGTTGATTATATCCATTAGTACCACTACATCTAAAAAATTCGGTAGGTGTTGAACCATTTACACAAGTTGATAAACTAAGTGATCCGTTTTCACTTGTATTTGTTGGGTCTATTAGTGTTGCTTCTATTGAAGCATATTCTCTTTTAACACCAGTAGAACTATTCGCATGAAATGATATACCACCTATAGTATCATTTACCGCTGGTGAATTTGAATTTTTATATAAATCTAAATGAACTCCATTAGCATTTCCATTATTATTTTCAACGGATATAGCAGGTTGATTATCACCTCCTGTGCCTGTTTGTGTTATATGAATTTTTCCACTTCCTCCAACATTTAAATTTAAATCACTACCACTATAAGGTATAATATCTATTGCTCCAGTTGTTGAAACAATATCAATATTACCTACATCTACATTAACATTTAAAGGTGATAATAAATTTACTGTTGGTGCTAATGGATTAGTATTGTTTACGTTTATATTATTTCCTGAATTAACTGAGGTAATACCTCCAGTACCGTCTACACCCCATTCTACACCATAACTTTGTGAAGAATTTGCTTTTAAAACTAATCCATTTGCTCCTACTACTAATTCTTTTGTTTCTAAACCATTTCCAACTAATATTGAACCCTTGGTAATTGCTCCATTTATCATTAATTTATCACCTGCTTCTCCTATTTTTAGAAACGGTTGATTACCCATATACACCAGACTTGTTTCAATTTCTTCACAACCTAATACTTTGAAATCTGTAGCATCTTGTGGTAATCCTGTTGTTGGATTAGATGCTGAAGAACCAATAGATAAAACCTCACCTAAGGTTTGTGCTACACTTACATTACCTGTTATTAATATAGGATATATTTTATTTGTAGTTGGATCGATAATACCTGATACGGACATTTTTATTATATTATATTGAAATATTTTTTTTATACAATTAATAATATAATGAATACTTCAATACCAGATAAATCGATCTTAAAACAAATGGCGGACGCTTCATATCAAAACAATTATAGTGATAATATAGATGGTTTTGACTTGGTAGAACAAACCGATACTTTAAAATTTTTTAAATCTACTTATCAACCTTTTATAGTAGTTTCAGTAAGGGGAACTGCGGATTTTCAAGATTTCCAAGCATGGATACCAAGTGCTATTAATAATATACAAAATACAGAAAGATACAAGATAGACCTTCAAGAAATGTTATCTTTTCAACAGGAATATCCTCTTACATCTTATACATATTATGCTACTGGTCATTCACTTGCTGGTGCTATAATTGATAATTGGTTAAAAATGGGGTTAGTTAGCGAAGCAAGAACTTATAATCCTGCGATAGCATATACAGATTTACTTGATACTTCAATTAATAATTATAGAGTTTATAGCGACGGTGATCCATTATATAACATTATGGGAAGATTTGCTAAGGGGCGAAAAGAAGTAAGAAAATATACTGTCCCTAATGTATCATGGTGGAATGTTAAAGATAGAATATTGAAACAACATACTTTACAAAACCCTATTTTCAAAGGTGGAAATGTATTTTTACAATCATTAGCAAGGCTACCTATTTTTTAGTGGGGCAATATTTTTTAGTGGGGCAAAAAGATAAAAGTCCATACATATACCTCTATATAGAGAATGAAATAGATAGTTTAGATTTTAGACCCACTAAATATACCGTCCCCCACTTAATTTAATTTTCGTAATTTTGTTTTTACTTAAAAATAAAATGTTAAGTAATATTATAATAACAAAAACTATGGCGACAGAAATCACAAATACTAACACTAAAAAGAAATATGTCTATCCTCCTGAAAAGATTAGGGAATATAATAAGAAGATGTATGATAAGAATAAGGAAAAGGAACGCTATGAATGTCCTGTATGCTTCGGTGTATATACATATTATAATAAATCACACCACACTCATAGTGATATTCACCAAAGAGCAATTAAGTATTTAGAACAACAAAAGGAAAAGAAAATGAACCCACCTACACTCGATCTGATAGTAGATACTACAGAAAATAAAAATGATAGTAGTGAAATAAATATAAATGGAAATCTTTTACAGAAATAGTATGGAAAAAGAACTGATTAAATTAATTGAAATAATTAATTAATTTAATTTTAATTAATTTATAAATACTTAAGAAAATAAAATCTTATAAGTATATATATAAT